AATAGCCAAACTCATTACACAGTCGTCGTGCATTCCATTAGGCGCGCTGTAACTGAATGACCCGCTTGCGTTGCGCTTGCTCTCAAATGACAGCAGTTCACCCACCAGCACGGGCTCGTCTAAGACTAAAATCAGCCCATTTTCGAAGGCTGATTGCAGGTTTTGAATAATTGCCTGCTTTGTCGCTGAAGTGGTTGTAAACGGCACGATATTCAAGCCCCGCGTCACCAGTTCGTCAATAACAGGACGTCCGATTGAGTTGCTCTCGACCACCATCGAAGTCAGCCCGTAACGCTTGTACACGCTCTCAAGCCGATCTATCAGCACCGGATAGTCCACGCGGTTGAACCTGTCGAGATAGACCATCTCTTTACTTTCAACATCCAGCACGCTCACGACCGTATAATCCACACTCGCCGCCACATCAACGCCGGCAACGTATTGTCTGCCTGCTTGCGGTTCTTGCGGTTCCAGAACAGCAGCCTCTTGCACGCGCCTGAACACGCCGCCGTCTGACTCGATAAACTCCGCCAGGTACTCTTGCCGGAAGATAATCTCAGGCAAGTCACGCCGCGCCGCCTCGATCTCGCCCTTCTCAATGAACGGGTTAGTCGAAGTCGGGAACGTCCACGACGCCCAGCCTTGCTCTCCATTTATGCCGCGTTGATAATTTTCCCAAAACCAGTTACGCCCTTTCGGAGTACTGATAAATAATGCCTTGCCAAGCCGGTCAGATAAAGCTGGTCGGATCGCCTCCGTCCATGCCTCGCGTTGCATAAACGCGCATTCGTCCATAACTACGAAGTCCAGCCCTTCACCGCGCAACGAGTCGGGATTGTCTGCTGATCGTACTGCAACGAAACCTCCGTTAGGAAAATTCACCTGCCGATCACCAAGCCTAATCTCAACACCAGGAATGCGCCTGCACATCTGCCTGAGCGGTCGCCAGCCAACTTCGCTGGTCTTGTAACTCGGTGACACCCACCAAGCCCGTCCGCCTTGCGCTGCCACATCTAAGCATTCATTCACACCCAAGCGCGTCTTGCCCCACCTGCGCCCAGCACTCAGCACCTTGAAGCGCGCATCTGAATTATGCACCTCAAGCTGCCCTACATGTGGTTTAGCGTTAATCTTGGTTGTTATCAATGCTATCCCAATCTACAATAATCGCCCCGCCATTCGCCCCCGTCACCTCCTGCCGCTCAACGTAGCCCCTGTCTTTGGCTTGCGTTTTCAGGTAGAAAATAATTGCAGTGATATTGCCTTTTTTTATTTCAGAAAACAGTTTGCCTACGACATAATCTTTTTGGCGTTCTTTTCGCAAACCGATTGCGCTCTTTACTGTTTCATAGCGTTCGATGTATTTGTAAATAGTCCGATCCGAACATCCCAGCGCGTCAGCAATTTCAGACGGCGTACCATATTCAGACTTTTCAATAGCCTGAATAATTTCGTCGGGTGTGAACTTCTCGGTCTTTGCCACTCTTTTTTAGTCCTGAATTTATGAACTATTGCTCTTCAACCATAACAACGCGCACAAGGCTTTTCAGCCAGCCCATCATCGTTTGAACTTGCGGTAAGCAGTACTCCGGCACATTCAGCACAATGTTGTAAGTGCCATCCGCCATTGACTTCACCTGTCGCATCTCTGCTTCAAACTCAACTGCTACCGGCTTCGTTGCCAAACGACCCTCGTCTTCTCACACAATCTCTTGTACGTCCACAAGCACTCACGGTCGCCAGCCTCAATCCGCGCCAGCGTCACGCGCCAATACAGCGCGGTCATTCGTTACCGCCCATCCAAGTTTCGTGCAGCTCGCCGTCAAGCTCGTCCATTCGCTCGCGCAAGGCGGCAAGCTCCGCTTTGACCGCCATGAGTTCTGCCAGCAGCAGCGTGTATGGGCTATCAGGCGGGGTGCGCAGCCATTCGCGCGCTGTCTCGTATAATGGTTCGTCCATTATTCCTCGACTTTAATATTCTCCACCGGCTTCTTTACGCGCGGTTTCGGCGCGGCCTTTGCCACCAGCGCCAGAATTTCCTTAGCCTGCGCGTCGTGAGCCTGAATGTCCGTCCGCATTTCTTCGACCGACCGAGCCAGATCGCCGGTGGTCTTGGTCAGGTTCGACAATGACGCGTTCACGTCCGCCATAGCGCAATTGTTCTCTTCACGCTGCTCTCGGTTGAACTCGCGCCATTTTTCGTTGCTTTTATCGATGAAATCCTGCCAGTTTTTAGACTGCTTTGAGAACCAATTCAGCAACAAGATTACAAGCACAATAAACAGGCAAACGACCGCCGCCTGCTGCCACGCCGTAAGGGGGATTAATTCAACCCCATCCATTACCCTTTAGCCTCATGCTTACCAGACGCACTGGCGATGGCATCATAGACCTTGCTGGCAACCAAACCAAGTGCAAGTCCAAACACAGCCGCCCCAAACCATCCAGCATAATCAGCAGGCATTCCCAGGCTTAGCTGATATAACAACCCAATGATAAGTCCAATGCCAAAACTAATCGCGGTAAGCGCTTTGCCCTGTGCACCAAACGACTTGCTGAGCTCCACCAGCCCCATAACAACGAACAATAGTGGTATTCCATTTACAATCTGATCAAAATTCATGCTTAGCCTCCGTGCTGTTCGCGTTCCTGGTATAAGTGAGTTTCCGTGCGGCAGCCATTCAGCTTGAATTGCGGGCTTGCCTGCACGATTCCTTCGTTCACGTCAATCGAGAGATGCAGATAATCACGCTCACGATTCAATTCAGCCTGATAGTTCTGCATCCAGTCTTTCAGCCATTCATCCCATTTGGACGAATCACTGCCGTATTCAATAACGCAGCTGGCGCACAGCTGCCGGTTATGTGGGATTTGTTTGCCACAAACACAATTTCGCATCATTAATGTGCTCCTATTCTCTATGCACTTTCAGAAGGCTTTGTTTAATTTCAGACAGAATTTGGCATATTCTGCCCTTCGTAAGCCCCACTTTTTCGCCTATTTCGTCATAAGTCAGCCCGCTTGCGTACAAAGCCACAATCCGCTTATCACGCGCCTTCAGCCCTTCTACCATGCGCTCGAAGTCAATCTTGCGCTCCACACTTTCCAAACTTTCACAGTCAAACAAGTCACTCAATTCCATTTCGCCTCCTGAGCGAGAATCAAAAAGCCCGAACCCACGTCATCACGTGAATTCGGGCTGCAATCCGATTAGGCTATTTAGTTGTTAGTAAAAAGTGTCAGGCGACAACCGCCTTGTGTTCGTTATACCGCTCGATTATCCGCTCAAGCAGTCTGTCCGTCACGGAGTAGTGGAACCCGTGCCCGCACTCGCACACGCCGTCGATCTTGCTAACCCAAACACCACGTGATATTGCCGCCGTGCCATCATCGTTCACATAAAAAAGTATTTTGCCGCACCTTTCACATCGGATGATTTTCATTCCACCTCCGCATTCCGCTCAACCCACTTGTTCAGCACGCGCCAGACTTCCAGCGCCTCCGCGTCTGTCAGCACGATCTTCGCGTGCGTGGTATCCTGGATTTCGACCCGACCATTGCGCGGGTAAAGTTCCCAATCGCCTGAGTATATAGTTCTGCTAACGTCTGTCATTTCGCCTCCATCTCTGGCAAGCTATAATACAGCCGCCGGTCTTTGCACGCCGGTCTATCCTCGCCAAACACGTAGTGGCAATACGCGGTCGGGTGCTCATGCTGAAAGCGGTACTCGTTTAGCTGCGTACACGTGCCAATCAGCTTATCTTTGTGACGCGCCCAATAACGGCAAGTTAGGCATTCGGTCATTTTATCCTCAATTCGTATTGATCAATCGCCTTATGGCATTCATCCAGCATTTCTTCAATTTCTTTATCAGATACATTTTTGTTGACGCTCATTCCCCTGCCAAAATACTTGTACCAACTAACCTCAATATCGCGCCATTTGAAGTTCCAGGGTTGATCTACTTCATCATCCCAGCTATACGATTCGGCCTCAAACGTGTCGCAGTAAAACTTGTTTCCAGAGTTGGCAAACGGAGATTCAAAGTTTTTATCTAATCGTTCCATTTTCAAACAAAGATGCTTATCAATTGACGATAGCGCATCTCTAAGTTTTTG